CGTCGTCATATCCGAGCTTGGCGGTTACGATTTCCACAACATGATTGTCACAATCGCCGCCAAAAAGATAGTCGTAGAGAGCAAGTACAGGAGAAAGTGCTTCTGGGCTATTTTGCTCTGCATCACTAACACGAGCCATGCGACGCATAAACTCACGAGACTTAGTACGACGCATATCAACGACATACTCTTCACCCCCGAATTCAATTACGCGCTCATATGGAGCGTACTTATGCTTATCCTGTACAAAGTCAAGATAATCGTGCTCCAACTTTGCACGTGAATTTTCTTTCTCCGCTGCGAGCTCTCGAAGCTGCTCCGCTGACATGTTGGAAATATCCATATTGAGTCCTCTCAAAACTTAATTAATGTACAACGCCAGGAGTCGCGCTCGCTTTTGTGGTGTCGTAGAAGACATCACGGTATGTATCACCGTCAAAGACCTCGGCTGGCATACACTTAATGGTCGGGGTATAGCCAAGGAAGTCAGAGCTGTTCTGCTTTACGGTATCGCGCTCAAAAATGCGTCCAACAGGGATAAGAGAGCGCTTAACCGTTGTCTCATTAATGACAGCGTCAAAAATGTAGATGCGAGGTGCGGTAAAGCGTGGGTTGTGGCGAACAGTAATAGAACCGTCTGTCTCAACCTTGACGTTATCGTCTCCATAAATGACCTTCAAAATAGTCTCAGCAGACTCAAGAAATGTCACCTTTGCAGACTCTGAGTACTTAGAGATTGAGGAACTAATGGCATTTCCTCCCCAGTCGTTCTTATCCTCTGAAGAGAGATCAACAGAAAACTCAACGCCATCCTCAGAAATATATCCAAGTGACTTAATCTTGCCAGGATTTGCGGTCATCAGATCCTTGATGGTCTTTTTGACATCAAGAAGCGTCTTAATGTCAACGCTTGGGTCAACAACTGCGGCATATCCGCCAGGACGGCCCTTTGCTGCTCCAACGGAATTTGCATTGTAAATAGCATCAGCCATGATTACTCCTTACAGACGTGTAGTGATATACACATCTAATTGATATCGATATTTCTTTGAATCCGGGTCTGGGAAGTCGTAGATACTTTGAACTTCAACCTTGATGACCTTATCAAGCTCTTGCCAGCACTCAAGCAAAAGAAGTCTTATTGCCAAAGCAAGCTTATATGCGGAAGCATCCGTTGTACTCCAAGATTGCACTGCAAGATTAGCTATATCCCAGCCAATCGTAGAGCTTCCTCCGGTTCGCGTAACGGTAATAAACTCTTTTGGTTCACGGGCGGGAACTCGTGTTGAAGCAGGGACGTTAAGCTTTTCACTCATATACTTAGTAAGGTCTGAAAGAATGTCATAGCTCATCCTCTACATCCTTTCTTAAGAATATTGAGCTTTGCGTTAGCACGCCCAGCCCATATGCCGTTCTCTGCTCCAGAGCAGTACACAAGGCCGGCTGCGGTGTACTCGCGATTAACCCATTTGGCGTCAAATCGAGCACCATGTTTGAGGTATTTTTCTGGCAGTAAAGAATTGCATTTTGCTGCACAAATCTGAGCCGCCTCGCGGCACATATCAGCTACAGGAGCGCTGTGAAGCACATCACGAATACCAGCCAAATCAGGTTTAAGTCCTGTGACGACAAAATCATTACCCATCGACAACCACCGCCTCAACTTCCCTATTCCAGTCAAGCGGCGTTAGGTTGTTAAGGTAGGGCTGTGGGTCACCAACGACCGCAAACCTCAGGTCATCAAACTCAATAAAAGTTCCCCTTAGACTTCGCTTATAAGTCTTTGGAAAGTGAAAGACCATGTCTATGCGGTCGCCGTTTGGGCGCGTCGCAGACAAATCAGATGTCGCAACTGGAGCTGGTAAGACATTGTCAACAAGCTCATAAGACTCTACTCCAGAGGTCTCATTGCCATGATCGTCTAGGACAGTAGTTACTCTAACCACTTCTACCCGAACGCCCCTAATTGCTGCCATCATTCACCTCGTGGTCTTGCTTAAACATTGGCTGAATTGAGCCAATTCTGATACCACTCAAGCCGAGTCGAGTGCGCTCAGGGCGCGTTACATACAAATCAGCTGTTGGATTTGCAAAAGTCAATGTCGACTCATAAGGGCCGGCATGCTGACTGTACTGAGAAGCACCCTCAAAACCAGCAGGAACATTCACAGCACGAGCAACAATCGCACAAGTAACGGCGCAAGCATTTTCATCAAATCGAAGATTCAAGCCTTCTCTGTAAGCCGTTTGATGATATGCAATGAAATTAGAGCGCAAGAGGGCTGAGGCATCTTGCAAAAGTACCTCAACCCTCTCTGGAGCACCAGACCCATAACGTTTCTCATAGTCGGCCTTTGTGGCAAAGCTTCTTGTCTCTGCCATATAAGCCTCCTATTAAGCGGCAGTACCGTTTGCAAGGTGGACAAACTGTGCCTTATCACGTGCGACAAAGCCGAACATAAATGTGCACTTAAGAGCAAACATATCGCGCTGATAGAGGTTCATTGCAGTGCCTCCAGCATTGATGGTTGCCTGGTCTGCCATAGAGACAGTGATGTCCTTAACGAGACCAAAGCGAGCACCAGTCCAGTCACCACCGACACCAACAAGCTCAGGAGTCTTAGAGGCAACCTTTGCCTGATAAGCTGCACGAGAGAAGAGAGATGGAATAGCAAGAACAGAAGAGCCGCCATCCTTACCCTCAACAGATGGGTTGGTGATAAAGAGTGGACGCTGCTGGCTGTCCTTAGCCTTAAGAAGCAGAGTGCGTGCCTTTGGAGAAAGTACCCAACCGTTAAGGTCGCCGTTAGCGTTAGAGACCTTCTCGAGTGCGTCAACAAAGCCGTCATAAGGCTTAACAGAAAGGTCTACAGACTCAGCGTCTGCAAGGGTGTCAAAGCCAGTGCCGGGTGCAGTGCCATACATAATGGTAGCGTCAACCTTGCGACCAATGGCGCCTGGAAGACGATTCTGAAGCTCGGCAAAGATGGCCTCATAGTTATCTTTGAACTCATTGGAGAAGAGCTCAATAACAGTGAGCTTATAAGGCTTCATTTCCTTAACGCCAAGAGAGGTATTAGATACCTTAGCCTCTTCACCCTCAGCGGTAAAAGAAGCCTCTGGGTCACCAGTTACAACTGGGATAGTCATGCCGCGGCCAGGAAGCTCAATTGGAGTTGCAAGCTGCATAATTGCAGACTGGTCTTGGACGTTTGCAAAGATCTCGTCGGAGAGGTCTTTTGGAAGTGTTGCAGAAGTTGTCAAAATACCGGTTGCCATACTTAAATCCTTTCAATTAGTTGAATGTTTCGGCCATGAATTGACCAAATTTTTGTGCTGGAGTCTCTCCAGCCTGTGTAGAAATGCCTGATTCTGGAATGATTGGAGCAGAAGGCTTTTTGGCGAACGCCGCTACGGCTTCTGCAAACGTCTTCATGCTCTCTTCATCTGCGCCCTGAATGAGGTCCTCTGGTACCCCTGTGTCTTTAGCGACTTGCTTGCGCATCTGCTGCAATTTAGCGTTCTCATCACGTGTCTGCAGTTCACCTTTAAGGTTATCAACCTCAGCGAGTGCCTTTTTCAGCTCCTCGGAGCCACTCTTTTCGAGTTCGTCAAGCTTTTCAGCCTTGGCTTTCAAGTCATCATAATCAGAAAACTCAGAACGTACTTTCTCACGCTCTCTTTCCAGCCTGTCTTTCACGATCTTGTCGAGCTGCTCTTGAGTAGTTACAGGTTCCTTCAAATCCATTTCTTTCCTTTCAACAGGTTCCGTCCGCTCGGACGTTTACGAGTAGCATTACCCTTGCTACGAGGTAGGTACCGCTTTTCCGCAACGGTTGCGTATATGAAAAAAGCCACTTTTCAGTGGCTTAAATCAACGAAAATAGATACACTTGCTAGTTAAAGGACGAGCCAACGGCTGGACTGAGTCGGGGTTGTTGGTGAATAAAATGCATCTGCTCTTGTGGGTGCATTTTTTAATATGCCCCATCTGCCGTTATCACAAATCACATAGATTTTGTAAGTGGCTTAAATCGACAAAAATTAATTTAATTAGGTCGTTTACCAAGAAACAACAGGAACTGTTATCTCCTGCTTGAACTGCTCTATCTCTTCGAGTGTAACGTCATCAAG